AATGATGGAATATAAAAAAGGTTCCACTCAATATAAGAGTGAAACCTTAAAGACTGCAGATAATATTAGACTATTCAGTTAATCATTCTTCAGCGAGTTTCTGGAAGTAAGACAGAGCATCATCCTCATCAGAGTCAGTAGACTTAGTGGGGGTGATGTCAGGAGCATTGAAGTCTGCTGCAGATGCAGGAGGCTTGCTTGACTCAAAGTTAGGAGAGAAAGATCCACGACCTTCACTCTCATCTTCCAGTTCTTCATCAAAACGACGGACAGGTGCTTTAGCACCCAGAACCATCTTCAGACGCTTGTCCAGGTCTTCATAAGACTTAAACTGGTCGGCAGCAGTCAGAGCAGTCAGTGAATACTGCTTTTTCCACAGTGCTTCCAGTGCATCGTCATCATCAAGGAGAGCACCAGGTGCTGCGAACTCAGAAGAGTCGTAGTTCCAGTAACCTGCAACCTTCTTCAGTTTCAGTTTGAAGTTAGCACCTGCCCAGAAATCAAAGGGGTTGATGGCAGTTTCATCTTCATACTCAGGTTGCATAGCTTCCATGATCTTGTCAAAGATCTTCTTACCAAACTTGTAAAGAAAGACTTTGCCTTCATTACCAGGGTTTGCTTTGTCCTGCACAACATAGATGTTGGCATAGTAGGACAGTTTGCGCTTCTGCTTACGAACGGTATCCTTATCGGAATCAAGACCACTGTTCCAGAGTTCACGGTTGTGCTCAGACACAGGATCTTTCTGACCAAGGGTAGTCAGGGAGTTCTCGATGTACCAACCACCAGGACCTTGGAAGGCATGGGAGTACATCTTTGCCCAAGGGAGTTCTTCTCCATCAGGGGCAGGGAGGAAACGGATAACTGCATATCCATTACCTGTCTTATCCATCTCTGGTTTCCACAGACGGTCATCTCCACCGCCACCAGTATTGTTCATCTTTTCGACTTCTTTAACCAGTTTAGAAGTCAGGGAACCGAGATTGGATTGCTTTTTAAGATTTGCGAAAGACATAGGATTTGTTGGATTAGTTGGATTTGGCTTGTGTGGACTTCGGTATTATAGGAGGATTACTCCTCTGTGTCAATCTGTTGTTTCATAACCTCAAGCATTTTGCTCATGTTATTAAAAACAGAATTCATATCTGTATTGGGAGGAAGACCCATCATCTGTGCAGAATCAACGATGTTCTGCTTCATCTTTTTTGCTTCGGGATCGTCTGATAAAGACAGACGAGTATAAAGAACTTTTTGTTTCTCAATCAATCTCCCTAAGAGACCAACATGAAACAATTTTTCTTCCCGATTCATTTTAGGAAAGTTAAACACATTACGATATACATCATCTTGGAGTTCACTTATTTCAGTCATCTCTGCGCGGACAACTTCCGAATCAAAAAAACTCATTTTCCTAAAACAATTTCCTTCACAATTTTCTTGTACCGAAATACATCAATATTTAGAAACGGAGAATACTTCTTCATTCTGAGACTTACTGTTTGCCACACTGGGTCATCGAGTTTGGCATCAAAGTTCTTCCTGAAATCAAGTATCTTATCCAGAATCACCATAGTTTCTATTGAAATTTCACCACCCAAATACTTTTTAAGGATGATTGGGTGACCATTCTTCTTTGCAAATACAGTATCTAAGTCCTGATTTGCAAGAATATACTCAAGTTCTTCCTTAAAAACATAAGAGAGAGATTGATTTCTTTTCTTCCATGCAGTGTACCTACCTTCTCCTTCTCGGATCATTTCTCCGATCCAAAGTTTACTAGGGTCAGTGCAAGTAATAAAGTTAGATACAAAGAACTCAATTACTTCTTTATCGTCTTTGTTTCGTGCTAGTTTCTCAAACCAGAAACGATCTTTCCTCTTATAGAAAGACTGTACAGTCGCACGACTCTTTCCACAATACTTGTGGTAGTCATACTTCTCTTTAGTAAAATGATTCTTTAAAGAGAGGTATTGTTTATAGGCATCAAACGGCATCACGAAAATATAGGGATTACAAAGGTAGTTTTGCTCGCGAACTCTTCTTCAGAAAATTAAGTTCCATTGCTTCATACTTAATCTTCTCTTTTAGAGGTTTAGTAATTAACTTAGGAACAAACTCTACATCAATACTATTCTTTTCACAGAAGTGAATAATAGCATCAATGTATGTCATGCTCTTGGTTTCTTGGACAAGACTCTCAATCTCTTGCGTAAATCGGGCAGGACAAAAGAATTTATTTTCTAGTGCTTTTTCTAGTTCATTCCCCATTCTCTGACCCAGTATTGTGATGTACAAATTCTTTAATGTATCTAACTAGTAATTTAATATAGTCCCCTTTGTTCCGTTTGTCAAATACTTTGACTTCTCCACCAGGAGTTACCATAATGGTAATTAGTTTAGTGACAGGGATACCAGTTAGTTCATAATATGCAGAAGCATAGAACATTTCTTGTACGAAATAATTCTCCAACCACTTTTCAGGTTTGATCTTTTCAGATGTTTTGAAGTCAATGACTGCAAGTTCTCCTTCGTACTCTGCGATGCAGTCAACTCTACCAGCTAAACCAAGATACTCTGAGTATAGAGTTCTTTCTATAGCATGTATGTTATTTATCTTATCAAGATATGGTTTAGCATGATAAAACATGAACTTTGTCAGGGGTTTAAAATCATCCCAGTTGATTTCTTTATTCAACATATAGAGTTCAGTTGCCGCGTGGAAGTCTGTTCCGCGACTGGTTGCCTTCTTTGTAATGCGATTTGCTTCATCAACACCAACTCGCTTACGCCAATCAGCAAAGATCTGTCGGTTATAGAAAGAAGTTACAGATGTAATAGAAGGCACCCAGTCTCCATTGGGAAGGTTATAGAGACGGATGCCTTTGGTTTCTTTCTTGTTTAGTTCGAGGTCACCGAGATAATTACAATGCTCAAAAATCATAAATTAAGATCCATTTTTGCTACTAAGTATTCTTTACAGAGACCTGAACGAACGATGTCTTCGACACCAAATTCAATAATATCCATAGATGGCATTGTTCTGAGAATTCTCATGAAGTCAGCAATACCATTCTTCTCTGCGGTTTTAGTAAGGTCGGATTGAGTGGCATCACCACAGAACATGATCTTACTATTTTCACCAATCCTTGTAATTATACTATCCAGTTCGTGGAAGTTCAAGTTTTGGAATTCATCAACGATGATGATTGCATTATCAAGGGTTGTGCCACGAATGAATGAAGTAGACCAGAAACTTACAGTTCCTTGTGTTTTGAGATTACCGTAGAGCATCTCAAAGTCTGCTTCTGTAGGAAGTTCAAACATATACTTCACCATATTCTTATATGGAATCTGGTAAAGTGAGGATTTGTCCTCATGATCTCCTGGAAGGAAACCGATCTCTCTGGTTGCTACAAGCGATCTGACGATGTAGATCTTCTCGTAGGGTGTTCGGGTGTCAAGAACGTCTCTCAAAGCATTGTAGAGCGTGATAAACGTCTTACCTGTTCCTGCTGCACCATAGGCAACGATGTTTTGATCGTTCTTGTAGCAGCGGAATAGTTCTTGCTGGTTTTCGGTTAACGGTTCGATGGGTTTCATCAAATCCGTATTGATTGGTTTCTTTCTTTTCATTTGTTTATTGGACATTCCAAATGGAACGGGAGTTTGAGTCTTCCTTTTTGCTGGCATAGAAAAGATTAAATAGGGCGAACATAGGAACCTGGGGCTTTTGATGCCTTTCGCAAGACATCATTCCACCCTGGATGGGATTTTTTAAGTTTATCCTTAAAATCTCCCACCTCCCCTGTACCAGGGAGGGTGGATGGATCACTCCAGTCTCTTGTCCAATCAGGATTATCCTTACGCCAAGCATCCCACTCAAGGACGCTCATCTGAACTTCTTTCTGTTCGCCAGTCTCTTTATGAACAACGGGGTATGTCGCCATACATCAATTCCTTTACTTAACTTTATTTATTAAATCCACTCCATTGCTTCCGCAACGGCAGGGAACTGTTCGCAGAAGATCTCTTTTGCACCCAAAGCAATATCCATATGTTCCTTCTGTGTACCGTTTGCAGAACGCAAATCGATATAATGAATCCATGATCTTACAGAACCAGTCATATAGATTCTGGTTGGACAAGCGAGTGGAAGCACAAAACGAGCACACTCCTTTGCGATTCCAGCATCGAGCATAGATTGATACAAGACCATTGCTTCATCAAAGTGACGACGAATCTTGATTTCAAACTCTTGCT